ATGAGTGCTATTCATAAAAGATTACATTACGCGCAAAAGGTTGAGTTTCAGATACTATCAAAAGTTTTTGCTGAATACTTGCCGCCTGTGTACGAGTTTACTGTTGGATCCGGCGGACAAGAAATTAAAAGCCAAGACTTTGACGGTCGAGTTGATGTAATACCAGTTTCAGATCCAAACATATTCTCACAAAGCCAAAGAGTTACACTTGCCCAGGAGCTTTTGCAAATGGTGCAATCTAATCCACAAATACATGGGCCTATGGGCATGTATGAGGCTTACAAAAGAATGTATGCAGCTCTAGGCGTTGATAATGTAGATTCTTTGTTACAGCCACCGCCAGACATGACACCGCAACCAATAGACGCTGGTATTGAAAATGCTGGTTTACTTATGGGCCAACCTGCCCAGGCTTTTGAACAACAAAACCATCAAGCGCATTTAGACGCACATAGAAGTCTATTCTTGACAAGCGTGGTAAAAGAAAATCCACAGATCCAATCTATTATTATTAGTCATTGCATGCAGCACTTACAATTCTTGTCAGCTCAATTAGCGCAAGAACAAATACCAGAAGAAACACAAATGCGCATACAAGAGATCCAGGCACAAATGCAACAAGTATCTCCGCAAGAGGCACAACAGATCTCACAGCAAATACAAATGATATTAGATCAATTTAGTTCGCCAATCATGGCTCAATTAACTTCTGAGTTCTTGCAATCTATTGGCCAAGGTTCTGGAGAAGATCCATTGGTTGAAATAAGAAAAACAGAATTAGCACTGAAAGATAAAGAATTAAATCTGGACGCTGAACAGTTTGCTGCAAAACAAGAGCAAAGGGCCCAGGAGAAATTATTAGATGCAGATATACAAAAAGACCGTATCAATGTGCAAAAATCAATAGCAGATGATAAACTCGATGTAGCAATAGATAGGTTAAAGCAAAACGCAGATCTTAAATTGTTAGAACTAGAGAGTAAACTTAGGAGATAAAATGACAACATCTTATAAAATTGATGCAGTAAAAAAGTTAAAACACGAAAAAGCAATTCGTCATGCACAAGAAATGCAAGCAGCTGCAAAAGCTAAAGCTGAGGCTCTTGCAAAGAAAGAGGCCAGTGACGCAAGAATTGCTGCAAAACAAGCGATCATAGATGCAGGCGGAGTTGTACCAAATCCAACACCTGTGGTTCAAGACGAGCCAGTGGTTGAAAAAAAAGCAAAGCCAAAAAAAGTTGCAAAGGCAGCACCAAAGAAAGCAGCAGCTAAAAAACCAGCCGCTAAAAAAAGAGGCAGACCCGCAGGAACCAAGAATAAAAAATAATGGATGACATTGCGCTGATCGATAAGATCAAAAGATTAATCGAGGCAAGAGAAAAACAAATTCAAGAAACTCTAATGTCGGGCGGACTAAAAGATATTGAACATTATAAATATTTGCAAGGAGAGCTCAGTGCTTTATACTATATTGCAAACGAACTTGGTGACATATATAAAGGTTAATTAATGGCAGAAACAAAAAAAGTTGCAGACGCTTACATAGATCCAGACGAAAAGATCTTGGATCCAGAATTATTAGATAAATCAATTTTAGATCGCATGCCTCAGCCAACCGGCTGGAGAATGTTGGTATTACCATACGCTGGTAAGTCAAAAACCAAAGGTGGTATTCACCTAGCAAAAGAAACAGTAAATCGTGAGGCTTTGGCAACGGTTGTAGCTTATGTGGTAAAAATGGGCCCACAATGTTATAACGATAAGTCAAGGTATGGAGAAAAACCCTGGTGTCAAGAAAAACAATGGGTTTTAATAGGGCGTTACTCTGGCTCTAGGTTTAAATTGGAGGAAGGTGCAGAGGTTCGAATTATCAATGATGATGAAGTGATTGCCACCATACTCGATCCAGATGACATAGTGAGTTTATAATGAATGAACAAGAAAACACTCAAACAATTCAGCCAGAGGTTGAAGAGCTAGAGGTAGAGGTAGTAGATCAAGTTGACGAGCAAACAGGACAAGCTGTTTCCTCAGATGATGAGTTAGAAAATTATACGAAAGGCGTTTCTAAAAGAATCAACAAGCTCAACGAAAGAAATAGAATGGCAGAAGAAAAAGCTGCAAGACTTGAACAAATGCTGGCCCAGAAAGAAATGGAAACAGCAAGCATGTATCAAGTGCAACAACAGACCAGAGATCAGTTGCTTGCAAAAGAAGAGGAGGCATTAGAGGCCAAACAAAGCCAAGCAGATGATCTGTATAAGAAAGCCATACAAGCTGGTGATGCAGAACTAATAAGCAAGGCTGATACGCTTAAAAGCGATTTAAGCATACAGAAAGAAAAACTTAAAGTTGCGAAACAACAGGTCCAGCAACAAAATTTTCAAAATCCGCAAGCCGTGCAACAGCCAATGCAGCAAGCAGTGCAGCAGAATCAAGAAACACCGCCAGCAACGAAAGAGGCAAAAGCCTGGCATGAAAAAAATTCTTGGTATGGCGATCAATCTGATCCAGATAATTGGCAGGCATCGCAATTTGCCTATTTTACGCATTACAATTTAATTAACGAAGGTTATGAGGCAGACTCAGATGAATATTATGAGCAGCTTGATAACCGAGTAGCAAAAGTTTATCCAGATTTAGTATCTGGGCAAAGTGTCGAGCAATCAGAAGGTAGACCCGCTGTGCAAAGAGTCGCCTCCACCTCTGTCGGAGGACGACAAAAAACACAAGGCAAAAAGAACGGTGTGACTTTTTCTAAAACGGAAGTTGAGCGTCTCAGAGGATTGAAACCACACAACATGTCGGAAGACGCGTGGTTAAAATCTGTTGCTAAAGAAAAACAAAAAATAGCCAACAGGGAGGCAAAATGACCGAAGAAACTAATAACACAACCAGACAATCCCGTGAATCCGAGAATCACGCTAACAACACTCGAAGAAAACCATGGACGCCAGTAAGAAAACTTGAAACTCCAGAACCACCAGAAGGGTACGAATATCGTTGGATAAGAGAATCCATGTTGGGCCAGGAGGATAGAAGTAACGTAAGCAAAAGATTGCGAGAAGGTTGGGAACTTGTAAGAGGGACTGATTTACCACAAGAATTTGTATTACCTACTTTAGATGACGGAAGACATGCTGGCATTGTATATAATGACGGACTACTTTTAGCGAAAATTCCTGTCGAGACGAAACAAGAGCGTAATGCTTATTATGAGTCTCAAACGGCCAAATCAAAGGAGGCATTGGACAATAATGTGTTTAATGAATCCAGAAAAGACAGCCGCTATGTGCAGTATGATTCAAAAAGAGAGTCTAATGTTACTTTTGGGAAAAAGTAGCAACATATAATAGGAGCTAAAAATGGCTAATAAAGATAGCGCATTTGGATGCAAACCTGTTCGTATGATGGGTGGGGCACCTTATTCTGGTGGTCAATCAAGATACAGAATCGCAAGCGGAGCTACAACTCCGATTTTTCAAGGCGATCTTGTAACTCAGTTGACAGCTGGTGTAATAGGAAGACATGCCGCAACTGGAACCGTTCCAATTGTCGGAGTGTTTAATGGTGTTCAATACACTGACCCAACCACAGGCGAGCAAGTTTTCAAAAACACATATCCTGGTAGTATTTCTGCTAGTGATATTATTGCAAGCGTAATAGATGATCCAAACGTAGTGTTTGAGGTCCAAGCAGATGATACCTTCCCGGTAGCAGATCTGTTCGGTAACTTCGACATTGTTGATGGTTCACCTGTTGGCGACACTAAGTCTGGAAGATCCAATCTTGAGCTAGACGTAACAACCGGTGCTACAACCGCAACGTTACCGCTCAAGTGTATTGACATCTCCCAGGATCCCGATAACGATGATGTAGCATCATCCAACACCAATGTACTATGTGTGATTCAAAACCACATCATGGGACAAAAAGGTGCTGGCCTAGCATAAGGAGCTAAATAATGGCAATATCAAGAGCACAGCTAGCTAAAGAGCTAGAACCAGGTCTAAATTCATTATTTGGTCTTAACTATGATGAATACGATCGTGAATACGAAGAAATCTTCTCTATTGAAGATTCAAGTCGCGCATTTGAAGAAGAGGTATTAATTACCGGTTTCGGATCTGCGCCTACGAAAACCGAAGGACAAGGAGTTGTCTTTGATAACGCATCTGAAAGTTTCAGTGCACGTTATACCCACGATACAGTGGCGTTAGCGTTTGCTCTTACAGAAGAAGCGGTTGAGGATAATCTTTATGATTCTTTAGGTAAAAGATACGTTAAAGCATTTGCAAAATCTATGGCTAACACCAAAGAGGTTAAAGGTGCGGACGTTCTCAATAATGCTTTCTCATCCAGTTTTACTGGCGGAGATGGTGTTTCTTTGATTAACACTGCTCACCCACTAGCTGGTGGTGGAACAGCTGCTAATAGAGCAACAACTATGGCCGACCTTAATGAAACTTCATTAGAGGACGCTTTAATTGACATCTCTACTTTCACAGATGACAAAGGATTAACAATCTCTGTGCAAGCTGACAAACTAATCGTGCCACCACAATTAGTATTTGTTGCTGACAGAATTTTAAATTCTAATCAGAGAGTAGGAGCATCTGATAATGACCTAAATGCTATCAAGAACACTGGTGTTCTTCCTGGCGGTTATTCAGTAAATCATTATCTAAATGATCCGGATGCTTTCTTCATCTTAACTTCTGTAACAGCACAAGGCGAAGGCCTTAAAATGTTCCAAAGAACTGGCATGGAAACTTCCATGGAACCAGACTTCTCAACTGGAAACATTCGTTACAAAGCTCGTGAAAGATATTCGTTTGGTTTCTCCGATTGGAGAGGCGTATATGGATCACAAGGTGCATAACTCGAACGTTTAGAAATACCGTTTATAACTCAAGTATTTCAAATTAAGGGCCCTCCAGGGCCCTTTTTTTTGGCCTAAATTAATTACAAATAATAAGTATAAAATGTTGTACATTTGTGCATTATTTAGTATATTAGGTATATGGGAAATGTATTCAATAATCAAAACGGAGAAAAATATGACTGTAAATATAATCGAAGAAATCAACAAAGCTGGCTTTACAGCTTTCCAACACCCTGGAGAGGGTATCAAGATTAGCTGCGAAGACGGCAAAGACGCTGGGATCTACTACCCAGATGATTGCCCGGAGTTTGACATCTACGACCAAGATCCCTGGATCAACCCAGAGGTTGTTAAAGTCTGCAAAGACAATGGTTATGAGGTTGACTGGGAAGATCCTGGTTGTTTAACTGTTTACAAGGAGGACGCGTAATGGAGTATGTAATTTATAAGTGTAAAGGCTACGAGCCTTTAGGTGGTGAGTGGTATGACTTTTCAGAATTGCCGCAGGAACATAACTACATAAAATTTGGAGTTATGAATGGTGGCACTAAAAGAAAAGCAATCAACAAAGCAAGAAAAATCATTGGTGACAAAAAAGCCAAAATTATAGTTAAGGAGGTGGCGTAATGACTATGACTAGAGAATTTTATATCCCAAAGGGATCTAAAGAAATAAAGGCTGCAAAAACAGACGCGGTTGCATACATCAACGATTATGCAGACGGTACTAAGTACACGGCCATGGTGTTCGGCGGCAAGAGATCTAAATACGACAAGTATTACGGTTTCAAAACCAAAGAGGCCCGTGACGATTATGTGATTAAGTATTTCACAGATCAAGAAAACTTAGCGCTTTCTAAAAAGAAATGGGCAGCAGACAAAAAGGCCCAGGCAGAGAAAAATCAAAAAAGCTACCAGGTCGGTGATATTCTTATTTCAAGCTGGGGTTACGATCAAACCAACGTTGATTATTACCAAGTGATTGAGAGAACAGCTAAAATGGCCACTATTCAAAAAATTGGCAAAGAGTATTTAGATAGTGGTTATCCTAGCGAAGAAAAGGTTATGCCTGTTAAAGATGCTTTTGTTGGCAAGCCTAAGAAAAAGAAAGTCGGGACTTACGGTATTAACTTAAATAGTTATGCAACCGCAAGTCTTTGGGACGGCAAACCCGACTATCAAACTGCTTACGGGTGGGGGCATTAATGATTAAAAAAATATACCTTGATATGGACGGAGTTTTAGCCGACTTCGTTACAGCTGTTGAGGGCCCCGACTATTTGAACGGGCCCTTACACGGCGAACAAACCTATGACGATCGCAAGATCGAGTTCACCAACAAGCGTTTGTTCAGAAATATGCCACCGATGCCAGGCATGTTAGATCTAGTGGCTTATGTCAAAGGATCTGGTTTGCCCTGGGAGATCTTAACTTGCTCTGGCGAGATCAATAGACCTTTGGTTGTGGCCGACAAGATCGCCTGGACCAAACAATATGTGGATCCGCACGTTGTGGTTACGTCTACACTCAAAGGCAAACACAAAGCAATTTTTGCAAGACCTGGACATGTGTTGGTTGATGACAAGAAATCAAACATTGTGGCCTGGGAAAATGCCGGCGGCATTGGCATCTTGCATGAAACTCCTGCTGGTACTATCAAAAAATTGCAGACTCTTTAAGTTGCTAAAGTAATTCCTTAGTAGTATCATTTTCTAAATATATTTAATTAGCTTGATGAGGGCCGGTTTACCGGTTTCCATTAATACAAACAAAGGAGTTCATAATGGCTAATCCACATTTTCAAAACCAAATCCAATGGGCGGGTAATACCGTTGCAACAAAGGCAAAAAAAGATCAACCGATGTTTATGCCTTTACCTTCTGACCAGACACACTATGGTTATTTCAATGATTTTATGACCTACAACAGTGGTGACTGGACAATCACAACAACTGAGGCAGGAACAGGATCCGCAACTGAGGCAATAACCTCTGGAGCCGGTGGTCAGTTTTTAATTACTAACGCAGCTGGCGATAACGACCATGACTTTTTTAACTTAAAAGGCGAGTCTTTTTTAATTACAGGTTCAAAAAGAGCTTATTTTTCAGCTAGATTTAAAGTAAGCGATGCTACACAATCTGATTTTGTTATGGGCCTACAAATTACCGATACTTCTCCGTTAGCGGTTTCAGACGGTATTTTCTTTATAAAAGACGATGGTGACACTAACTTAGATTTCATCGTTGAAAAAGACAGCACATCAACAGATACAACTGCGATTCACACTATGGCAGATGATACTTTTGTTACTGTTGCTTTCTTTGTAGATCCAGATACCTCATTGGTGCATTACTCAGTAAACAATGCAGAACCAGTTGGAGTGGTCAACACAAATCTTCCAGATAACGAAGAGCTGACAATATCTTTTGGTATACAAAACGGCGCAGCCGCAGCGAAAACCATGACTATCGATTACGTTACAGCTATCGTAGAGAGATAAGATGGCAGACGCAGTAACATCTCAAACTATTCAAGATGGTGAAAAAACCGCCATCTTGAAATTTACTAATGTTTCGGATGGTAGCGGTGAAAGCGCAGTCAAAAAAGTTGATGTTTCAGCATTAGCAAGTAATAGTGCAGGCCAAGCATGCAGCACAGTCTCAGTGGCTAGAATTTATTGGGCCACAAGAGGCATGGGTGTAAATCTTGAGTTTGACGCTAGTACCAATGTTCTTTTAACTGGTTTACCAGCAGATAGCACAGGCGATGAATACTATGACTTATTTACAGGGATTCCAAACAATGCGGGATCTGGCGTAACTGGAGACATTGACTTCACCACTGTCGGACATTCAAGCGGTGATACTTATTCAATCATATTGGTTTTGAATAAGAATTATTAATGAATGGCAGCGGCAAAGCCTAGGAAAAAATCTAAGCCTATCCGAAGGACGGTAGGCAAAGGCGGTAATTACCGGAAAACCAAGTCTGGAGCAGGAATGACCAAAAAGGGCGTTGCTGCTTACAGAAAGGCAAATCCTGGATCTAAGTTAAAAACAGCCGTAACAGGTAAAGTAAAAAAAGGTAGCAAGGCTGCTAAAAGGCGTAAGTCTTATTGCGCAAGATCTCTTGGGCAGTTAAAGAAAAGCTCTGCTAAAACTAGAAACGATCCTAATTCCAGAATTAGGCAAGCAAGAAGAAGGTGGAAGTGCTAATGGCAAAAAAATCATCAACCCCAAGTAACGTAACTAACCCTAGCTTATATTCAAGAGTTAAATCGGAGGCCAAACGTAAATTTGACGTTTATCCGTCTGCTTATGCTAATGCCTGGTTGGTAAAAACTTATAAAAAACGCGGCGGCGGTTATAAAGGCGCAAAAAAAGCAGAAGGAGGCGAAGTGAGTAATAAAGATTTAAGACCCGTGCCAGCTGGCAATAAAGGTCTGGGTAAACTACCTACTAGAGTTCGTAATAAAATGGGATTTATGAAAAACGGTGGCAGTGTGGAGCTCCAGGCTAGAGGTTGTGGCGCAATTATGAACAGCAAGCGCAAACCTACAAAAGTTCCTAGAAGTTAAAATTATGGCCATAAGCAGAAGTAGCATTGGCAAATCTGTAAGCAAGGGATCTAAACCAAAAGGCGGATTGACTAAGTGGTTTAAAGAAGATTGGGT